AAATCGAAATCACTGACGACCCTCAAGAGGAAGTTAATGATATTGTCGAGGAAGAAAGTAAAAAAGAAAATTCTGATCCTGAGTATGGAGAGAAAGTTCAAAAGCGCATACAGAAGTTAGTCGCGCAACGCAGAGAGGCAGAAGTTCAATCAAGGCAAATTCAAGAGCAGAATGCACAACTTGCCGCCCGACTTGAACGACTTGAGAAAGGATCTCAGCAAAGTTCTGAAAATGCCTTTAACCAGAGATACGCACAGACTAAGGAAGCTCTAAAGAAAGCTATTGAGGAGGGAGACACTGACGCTCAGTTAGATTTCTCAGAACAAATAGCTGACTACCGAGCGGCAATGCGTGTATCTGAAATGCAGAAAAATCAAAGGATGCAACAGGAAACTGCATCCCCAACTGTCGGTCGTGCTGTTCAAGCGGCACAAGATCCTGCACCTCAGAAAGCAATGCAGTGGTGGGATAAAAATAAGTGGTTTAATGGCGCAGGTTACGAGCGTGAAACTGCGGCCGCAAGAGCCATTGATGTCCAATTAGATATTGAAGGGTTCGACAAGGACAGTGACGAATATTATAATCAATTAAATAATCGTTTACAAAATGTATTTCCTGAGTTAGTTTCAGGATCAAGTCCGAGTAAGCCGAGAATAAAAAGTAGAAGTCCAGTCGCGCCCTCTACAGGCGGTTCTCCAAACTACAAGGGCAATAGGGTTCGCTTAACTAAGCAACAACTATCAGCGGCTAGAGAAGTTGGAATAACAGATGAGACTGGTTTAAAACGCTATGCCTCAGAAATTAGAAAACTAGAAAGGAATAGTTAAATGGCTGAAACAAGAAATGTTCGCGCTAGTGAAACCCGTAACTCTGTGCGTGAGGAGGCTCCTCGCCCCGATACCGCATGGCAACCACCAGCATTGTTGGACGCTCCAGAAGCTCGTCCAGGTTATGTTCAACGATGGATAGCTACCTCGATTCAGGGTAAGGAAACGCCAGACAACGTATACAAACGTATGCGAGAAGGATGGCAACCACGCCCTGCTGACACCGTTAAAGATGATAAGTTGTTTCCGACTATCAATCACGGCCAGTGGGCAGGTTCAATTGGAATTGAAGGCATGTTGCTCTGCGAAATGCCTGTTGAAAAACGTGAAGCCCAAAAGGCTTACTATGAAAACAGGAATTTTGAGCAAAATGAATCAGTTGTAGGCGAACTTGATGCGATAGGACGAAACAACGGACAACCGATCTTTCAAGAGAGGAAGTCTTCAGCGAGCCGTGGCAGACCAATGTCTGCTATGGATGATTAAAACTTTAACGCTAAAGGAGCGAAAATATGGCTAATGCAGATGCCGCATTTGGGTTTATCCCAACTCGCCACATGAGCGGTAACGCACCAAGGACTAATAAGTACACTTGTGCAAGTGGATTAGCAGAGAACATCTTCAAAGGTGATCTTTGTATAATTATTGCTACAGGGCTTATAACTCCGCACACAGCAACCGAGGTTAATAACATCGGTGTGTTTGATGGTGTAAGTTACACAGCAAGTGATGGCTCATACGTTTACAGTGAATACTGGCCTTCAGGCACAACAGCCACAGATATAATTATTTATATCTATGATGACCCGTACACTGTATTCAAAGTTCAATCCGCAGGATCTCCTGCACAGACTAACATTGGTAATTGTGCTGATGTTGTTGCTGGAGCAGGTTCGACCACAACAGGTCAATCTGGGTTTGAAATTAGTGGAACTATGGCCGCAGGTACAGCTACCTGTAAGATCATGGCTCTTTACGATGCACCAGAAAATGCTTTTGGTGCGAATGCCGTCATGGAAGTGCTAATAAACGAGCATCTTCTAAAAGATGGCGCAGGCATATAGGAAGGGTATAGAAAATGGCTTTAAATAGAGCAAGTTTTGCTAAAATGCTAGAACCAGGACTCAACACCCTTTTTGGGCTTGAGTACGACAGCTATCCTCCAGAATGGACAGGAGTTTTTTCCAGTAACACAAGTAACAAAGCGTTTGAAGAAGACGTTCTCTTACAAGGTTTTGGAAATGCACCTACCAAAAATGAAGGTAGCGCAATCTCATATGACGATGCAGGTCAGCAATGGACTGCACGTTATCAGCACGAAACAATCGCTTTGGCTTTCGCAATCAGCGAAGAAGCTGAAGAAGATGGCCAGTATGGTTCGATTGCTTCACGCTACACTAAGGCACTAGCCCGTTCTATGGCTTCCACTAAGGAGCTAAAAGCGGCTAACGTCCTTAATTTCTCACAAACAGCAGGCTACACAGGCGGTGACGGAGTTACACTTTTAAGTGCATCACACCCAACTCGCTCTGGTAATCAGTCAAATGTTTTGGGAACAGCGGCTGATTTGTCTGAGACTTCACTAGAATCTGTTCTTATCAATATTGCTGATATGAAGGATGATCGTGGGCTTAGAATCGCGGCACAAGGTCAGACGTTGGTAATTCCAACTGCTTACACCTTCACTGCGGATCGTATCCTACAGTCAACTCTTCAGAACGACACAGCTAATAATGCGATCAACGCAATTAAAAATAACGGCTACCTACCTGGTGGATCACACGTTATGCGTAGATTGACAGACTCTGATGCGTGGTTCGTGACAACTGATGTTCCAGATGGACTGAAGATGTTCCAAAGATCGCCTATGAAAAAAGGCATGGAAGGTGACTTCGAAACTGGAAATGTACGTTACAAGGTGCGTGAGCGTTACAGCTTTGGCTTCACCGACTGGCGTGGTGTTTTCGGTTCTGAGGGAGCGACCTAAATATAATAATGTGGAGGAGGGTTCGCCCTCCTTCATTCCTTAACAGTCGCATGATGCGGCTGACAGTTGCCAAGATAAGGAGATTTACATGGCTAACACGACTTTTAAAGGAACAATACGTTCCGATTCTGGTTTCAACGACATCACTTTTGATTCTGTTGGAAACGTAACAACTAATTCAACTTTCTCTAACAATACAAGTATAGGTGGCACTCTCGCAGTTACTGGTAATACAACTCTTACTGGTACTTTAACTGCTAAAGCACCTGTGGTTACAATTGATGCGGCTACTTACTCAGTAACAGCGGCACAGTCTGGAACTACATTTATCCTTGCTAGGGCGGCAGGTATTGTCGTGACTCTTCCTGAGTTAACAGCGGCCGCAAGTGGTGAGCAGTATAACTTTATTGTTGGTACAACATTCACAGGTGCAGGACAAATTAATACAGGTGCTACAGCCGACTTGTATTCTGGTTTTGCTATATTGTCTGATCCAGCAACTGCTGGTGACACCAACACTTTCATACCAGATCAAAGTAACGATGATACTATTGATTTGGGATCAGTAGAGCAAGGTTGGCTCTCTGGCGGTCTGATAACATTAACTGCTCAGTCAGCTACTCGTTGGCACTGTGCGGCATACTTAATTGGTGACGCTACATTAGCCACACCTTTTGAGTAACCATTAATTAAGGTAGGGGGAGACCCCTACCGCTTTTATAAAGGAGTAAGTAATGGCTGATATTACAACTGTAACAAAAATCAGTGAAAGCACCAGAGAGGTTACTTTTGCTTTTCAATATCAATATGTTGATGGTGGTAATGAAAGTGCTGTTTCCAAAATAGATGTTTCCGCTTTAACTAAAAATTCTAATGGCGACACCTGTACAGGTCTTCGTATTTTAGAATGTTGGTGGATTATAAATGCTATGACTGTTGAGGTTTTAGCTGACGCAGATACAGATATTATAGTTCTTCACCTTGACGAAGGTCAAAGTGGCTACCAAGACTTTACTATTTTCGGAGGTCTACCAAGCACTAGCACTTACGGAGCTAGTGGAACAGGCGATATTAAATTCACAACAACTGGTGCAGGCGCGGCAGGCGATGCGTATCAGATTGTTATTAGGGCATCTAAAGATTATTAATGGCAACTTCAGGAACATTCGCATATAGACCCGATGTCGAAGAGATTATAGCAGAAGCCTATGAGCGTTGTGGTATAGACCCTCAAACGAGAACAGGCGATCAGGCTTCTTCGGCTAGGAGGAGCTTGAACCTGTTATTTTCTGAATGGTCTAATCGTGGTATAAATTACTGGACAGTTACAAACGCAAGTATAACTTTAGTTAAAGATCAAACAACTCCATATACTTTACCCGTTGGAACTGTAGATATTATCGATGTTGTTGTGCAAGATAGCGCAGGCACTGACACGGCAGATCAGGTAATAGATAGAATATCAATTTCAGATTATAATCAGATTCCGAATAAAACAAGTTCGGGAAAACCAAGTCAATACATGATAAACAAGCAATACACACCTCAAATTTACGTTTGGCAAATACCTGACGTTACGACATACAGTTTAAGTTACTGGGCAGTAAACCAATTGGAAGATGTAACAGCCTCATATCAAGATGCTGATGTTCCATATCGGTGGTCTGATTGTATATGTGCAGGTCTATCAAGTAAATTGGCTTTAAAATATGCACCTGATAAATTTCAACTTTTAGAAGATGTTTATCAGAAATCATTTGATTTAGCGGCTTCGGCTGATAATGATGGTGTTAGTTTAAGAATTTACCCTACAGGATTGAATTTTGGATAATGGCAAGGTACGCATCAGGTAAAAAATCAAATGCGATGAGCGACATAAGTGGCTTTAAGGTTAAATATAGAAACCTTAAAACGACTTGGGATAACTTGCGTGTTGAGCCTGAAGAGTTTGACCCTAAACAGCCACAGTTAACACCTGCAAAAAATATAATAGACGCTACAGCGTTATTTAAACCTCGCCCAGATAATGATCCTGACAATTACACATTTTTTGTTGGCTATACTCAGGACTGGACAATAGACCCTAGAGATCTTCCTGGCATTGGAATGCATGGTATAGGTGCTGTTGGCAATGGAACATTTGCAGAAATACAAGTAAATGTTAAAGCAACACCATCAGGCGTAGCAGGCACAGGTGAAATTGGAACGTATGTAGAAGAATTAACACTTACTGAGACAGGAGTAGCAGGAACAGGTGCAATTGGATCAATTGCATTAGGAGCCTTAGAAACTGGCGTAGCAGGTACAGGAGCAATCGGCACTGTATCGTTCTTCTTGTCTATAACTGAGACAGGAGTAGCAGGCACAGGTGCAATCGGAGGCTTTGGCGAAACTGACGGAGCTAACATGCAATTGTCTATTACTGAATCTGGAGTAGCAGGCACAGGAGCAATAGGAACAGAGGCAGTTAACATACAAGGTTGGGGTAACTCAACTTGGGGTCAAGGGCCGTGGGGTGATTAAATGAATTACGCAACTTTAGTATCAAATATACAAAATTTTACAGAGGATGATTCCTCTGAGTTAACGGCATCTATAGATCAAATCATTAGCCAAGCTGAAGAGATGATCTTCCAAAGATTGCCAAACTTGCCATGTTTTAGGTTTACATCCTCAGCGGCAAATCTTGTCGTAGGAACTTCCCAATATACAATCGCAAGTGCAAGAATGATTAGGAATTTATCTATTACATCTAGCAATGTTGTTAGTTTTTTAGATCACAGGATAGATTCCTACCTAAGAGATTATTGGCCGAACTCGACAACTCAAGGAACGCCAATAATGTACAGTACGAGTTCAGCAGGTACATCAGGAACTGTTATAACTCTTGCTCCAACGCCTGATGCAATTCTTGCTTACAGTGCTGAGTTTATTGCTCCAGCGGCAGGCTTAACATCTAGCAACACGACAACGTGGTTAGGTGATCATGCAGAGAACCTTTTATTGGCGGCTTGCCTTTATGAAACTTCTGCTTTCCTAAAAGACGCAAATACGTTAACCTTATACAAACAACAATTTGATGAATCAGTTCAGTTATTCCAGCAAGAGATGCTAAGAGATTACACGGCTGAATACAATGGAGGAATATAAATGGCTATTTCACAAGCAATGTGTACAAGTTTCAAAGCTGAAATTTTAGATGAACAGCACGACCTTGTCGCGGATACAATAAAAATCGCTCTCTACACTAGTTCCGCTAGTTTAGGAGCAGGCACAACAGCTTATTCAACAACAAATGAAATAACTGGAACAGGTTATACGGCTGGCGGTGTTACACTAGGCTCTAAAACAGTCGATACAAGTGGCACTACAGCTTACTTTGACGCGGCTGATCCGAGTTGGACTTCCGCATCATTTACAGCCAATGGTGCATTAATCTACAATGACACAAACAGCGATAAAGCAATTGCCGTATTAGCTTTCGGTGGTGATTTCACTGTCGCAGGCGGTACATTTCAAATCGTTTTTCCAGCGGCAGGAACAGCGGCAATAATAAGGATCGATTAATATGGCTAGTACCTATGTAAACAACCTCAGACTCAATGAGATGGCGACAGGTGATGCGTCTGGGTCATGGGGTACAAACACAAACACAAACTTAGAAATAATTGGTCAGGCAACTGCTTGGGGAACTAGGGCAATTGCAAATGCCTCTACTGACAACATCACGATTGCCGATGGCGCGTT